GTCCGGTCCTGCGCCTGCCTGCACAATAGCACCGCCCCGCCTGCTAGAACAGCAGGCGGGGCGGGACGGCGGATAGGTCGGCCGCACGACTCCGGAAGGCGCCCGGTTAGATGATACCGAATCGCACTTCAACGTCACAATGCCGTGGGGCGGTGGCGCGGATCGCGTCGACATTATCCTCCACGGTGCCGTGAAGGTCGGAGCGCCGAATCAACACCCGTCCGAAACAGCCGTTGAACGCCTTAAAAGATAAGACGTGAAGCGGCTCGAATGGTTTTGGATCGTCCACGACGAAGGCACGTTGCCGTTCTTCCACTTCCTCTTGAAAACCCTCACCGAGCATGAGCGGCATGATGCCGGGCGAGTCTTCGCGCAGGTCATCGAAGATGAGAAATCGATCCATTACCGCCCCCTGCGTAGGATGCGCCGGTACCGCGCCGCGTCGGGATCGGCCGGCGTGTCGTCATTCCCGCCACGGTCGCGCGTCTTCGTCTTCGGAACGCGCTTCGTGGCCGTGCCACTGCCGGCACCGAGAATCCGACGCAGCTCGTCGATACGGTCCTCGATCGCGTCTTCGTCCGCCCCGTCATCATCTACGTCGATGTCATCGAGACGCAGAATGTCGAGCACGGCCGCGCGCTCGTCCTTGTCCGTTACACCGAGCCCGCGAAGGATGCCGTGCGCGGCGGTCCGGACGATACGCCCATTCGCTTCCGCGACTGGATCAGGCTTATCATCCCCGTCGTCCTTCGGTTTCGTTGCGGCGGCAAGCGCAGCCTCTGCCTTCCGCGCGCGGGCCAAAGCGCGATCGCGTCGAGCGATAGCCCGGTCTAGTTCCGTCTTCGGCTTCTTTTCCTTGTCCTTCTTGTCCTTGTCGTCGTCTTCGTCGTCATCATCCTTGTCGTCCGCGTCGTCATCCTTGTCGTCGGCGTCGTCGTCCTTGTCGTCGGCGTCGTCGGTTCCGGTGTCGTCGTCGGTTCCGCCGCCGCCGCCCTCACCGCCGGCTGCACGCCGCATCGAGCGGGAACGCGCCGGCCCCCTTCCGATCGCGAAGAGGTCGGGAATGTCGCCAACGTCCGCAAGTCGCACTCTCATTGCTGCCCCTTCCTAGGCGGGTCGCTCGACGCCGCCTCGTTTGAGCGCTTTCCGCGCTCGTTTCTCCACACTAGCGGGCAACCCTGCTCCCGCTGCGAGCAATGCTTCCGCGGCTCGCCGCGCGGCCGGACCGCTCTCGTATTCGGTCCACTGGTACACCACGGACCGGCGCGCCTCGGCGGCCAGTCGCGCGGCCGGATCGATCGCACTGCGGTTCGGGTCTGGCGGGCCGGGCATTCCGTCGTACGTCCGCACTTCGCACCGGCAGTTCGGATGCAGCGGCGGATGCTGAACGTCATCGCTCTCCGCGAGCGGATCGAACGAGAGGCCAGGGAAGTAGTCCCCGGGGTGCACGGCGTAGCCGGCGTGCGCCAGACAATCGAGACACGCGTTGCGTTCCGCGACCCAGATGATGCGCATTCCCATCGTGCGCGCCACCTCGGACACGCCCGCATTCACGCCTTCATGTGCGGTGAGGCGAGCGTGTCCTTGCACGCGGGCGCGTGCGCTTTTCAGCTTGCCGGCGACGGAACCGAGTTGCCCTGCGGTCCGGACACCGCCACGCGCGAGCTTCGCCGCGTCGCGAAGGTGAATGCGCAGCACGTCGTCAGCCTCCGGCACGGGCACCCGCCCACGGATGCGCCTACGCCAATCCGGCCCCTGCCGCATCGAATCGCGTTCCTTCTCGGTGAGTCGAGACATGGCGCGCCGTACACCGAGGTCACGCGCTTCGATCGCAGCCGCAGTGAGGAGTGGGGCCATCGGGGTCCACGTGATCGACTCGATTCGCGCGGCGAGCCCGCGACCGATGGACAGTGCGGCTTGTGGGGTGAGTTGCCCACCAGCTGCGATTCGCGCAGCTTGGAACGCAGCGAGGATCGCTTGGATCAGGTCGTCGAGCCCTGCCGTGATGCCGGCCGTGACGCGCCGGACGATGTCCTTTTCGAACGCGAGAATTTCCTCATCCGGAGTCTCGCCACCGTCGATGTCAGGCATGTTTCACGAATCCCCATGAAGTAAGGAAGCCCGCCCAATCGGTACCGTCAGGCAACGTCACCGACGCGAGAGTGCGCCGCCCGTCCGACGAGAGTCCGTGCGAAACCACGTCGAGCTTCGAACCGATTGGTACGACCGCCTTGACCACTTCGATCGCCTCCTTTCCGAGCGGAGTTCCGCGCTCGGGGGCGTCATACGGCGCACCCCCGGCGTGAACGATGCGGAGCGTGCCGAAGTTCGGCTCCTTCCCGATGCGCGGCCGGAGAACGACGCCCCATCCGATGTCGAGATTCGTATGGATGGTGTCGGCATCCACGTGCGCCACGATTTCCGCTCGCGCGTTCCGGATGCTCACTCGTTCGCTTCTTGCTGCTCGATGAGTTTCCGCTCGACTTTGTCGAGTTCGTCTGCGGTGTTGCGGAGCAGGGCCGAGACGTTTCCCTCGCCGGGAGAAACCCATCCGATGACCGTGACGGGTGCCTCACCGACCTGCATTCGAACGCCGATCTTGCCTTCCGGAATCTCGAAGTTCTGGCGCAACACGCGCACGCCGTCAACTTCGTCTACCGGAAGGTCGTCGGAATCGACCCTGATGTTGATGTCCTCGCTGTGGTTCATTCGTTCGCCTCTTCCTCTTCGTCATCCTGGTCCTGGTTGTTCGGGTCGAGCTGCGGCGGGACCTCCCTCTCTTCGAGCTGCAACTTACCCGGTGAGCCCGCGTCACCAAGAATGTCTTCGATAAGCTTCGCGATTCGCTCGGGCGGAATACCGATCAGGGACGCGCCCGCGCCGAGCGTGTTCAACGCCTCACCGAGTCGCATCAGGCGGTCAATCCGCGCGTCGACAAGAAGAGCTTCGTCCTGCTCCTGCTCCCAGCGGTCGACTTCCTCATCGGTGTAGTTCGCCTGCATCAGGATCGCACGCTGCGGCACACCGTGCTGACGGCGGATGGTAGCGACCTCCCACCAGGCGGGATCGCTGATGACCTCCGGAGGCTCCCAATTGATAGTGATGTCCCCGCCGTCGATCCCCGTCATGCCCAGCGCGAGCCCGTACACCTCGCGCCAGAAACGGAGCAGGAACCGCTTGAAGTGGCGCTCTTTCGCGCGCATCGGCTTCTCGGCGCGGTCCCACGCGACACCGCTCATCTGCGCGCCGAAACGAGGATCGAACTCGCCGAGCGGCGTGCCGGTTGCGGCAGCACCGAGCAACACCCAATGCTCCATCGGGTCGATGAACGCGCCGAGGTCGGGAGCGGAGAACTCGCCTACCGCCTTCGTGTTCTTGAACACCTGTTCCGTACCGGGGCCGGAGCGCCGGCCGGAGCGGGGTGCGCGGGTGGCGGGTGGCGCGTACTTGTCGTCTCCCCAATTGACAGAGTCGCGCGCACTTTCGAGCGCCTTCTCATCTTCGAGGCGGTAGCGCTCCTTCCACCCGTTCGCCTCGATACCGGCGGACTGCGTCGCGACCGCCTTCGTGATGAGATTCTGCGGCCCAGAGAAGTCCGCGATGACGCTACGCCCGTACGGGAGGTCGCTGCGCGCGTGCTTGATGGGACATTCCCCGAAGTCGTGCGGCTCAGGCCAGTTCGTTTCGTCGGCGGGCACGTAGTTGCCGAACGCGTCTTCGGCGTACTTCAACCACTCGGCTTCGTCGGTGCCCCTTGCATCCGGCTGCGTGATCCACGATTCTAAGCGGTCGGCGTACCACACCTCCGCGCGCCACACCTTGCCCTCGGTAGTCTTCTCCGTCCAACGGCGGATGGTGAAACGGTGCCGGCGTCCGTCTTCCGCGTCATAGAACGCGCGGCACGAAACGGGAGACTGGTAAGCCAGCTCGATGCCGATCTGCCGCGTGTCTGCGTCGGCGGTCACGTCGATGGCTTCACCGTCACGCGAGGTGTCCAACTCGTCGGGCTCGACGGGGTACACGAGAAGGTACGCGTCACCGAAGACGGCAAGCCGCTCGGTGACAAACCCCTCTTGCAGCTCCATGTCGTTCGCCTGGCGAATCTCTTCGATACGGCGGTTCACGGCGTCACCGCGCGACGAGACGATAGAGGAGATGCCGAGGCGGTTCACGATGGCATTCACGGGGACGCGGGTCAGGCGCACCCGGTATGCGCTCGCGCTGTTCTCGATCATGTCCTTGATGCGCTGCGAGGCGAAGTGCTCGGGTAGGTCTTCGGAGTAGTTCGTCCACAATGCGCGGTACTTCTCCGCGTACTCGTCGAGCGTGCGGAAGCCTTCCATGAGGTCTTTCGATGCCGGCACGTGGACGCTCCTCAGACGTAGCTCGACGTTGTGACTGTGGACTCTACGCGAGGTACGTCGCGCAGGAAGAAGAGAAGGCCGCACACCGCCGCGTCCGCGATGTCATCGTGCGTGCCCTTCGGGAAAGCGACCATCTGTTCCTGCAACTCGCGCAGCTTCTCGCGGTGTACGACGTGCCCACGGTGGTAGAGGTCGAGCGCCCACGAGAAGCGGACCTCCTTGCTCTCGTTGCTGGTATGCACGAGAAGCTGCACGGGTAGGTGATGGAGAACGGTGTACCACAGCTCGCCGCCCTGGTTCACTTCAACGCGGACCGCGCGGATGCGCTCGAATTCCGTCAGCTTCTTGAGCACCCACGTGCGCAGTGCCTCGCCAGTGAGCTTAATTTTGCCGGCCGCGACCACTTCGGCCATCGGCTTGCGGCCACCGCTTCCGGGCCGGTACGCGATGACCGCCCAGCCGGTGAAGTCGCTGTCGCCTTTCGTGGTCACCGCAGGGTCGAGCTGCAAAAGCCAACGCGTCGCTTCCACACCGAGCGTTTCGTAGCGGAAATCCTCGCGAACCCAATAGTCACCGTCGCGGGCCATCGGGTCGTTGGCGTAGTTCTTCGCGTAGCTGCGTGTATGGGCGAAGCTGAGCAACC